GCGCCGCCGATTGCCCGCCAGGGAACGAAGGTGCGGTCATGCCGCCACCTTGCCAGTATTCCGACGAGGTCTTAAGCAGATCCTGCGCGCGCTGTCGCTGTGCTTCCTGATTCTCAAGGTCGCTTTTCTTGTCACGGATCGCAAAGTCGCGGAGCTGCGCAATCTGCTTCGCTTGCTCCAGCCCTAACTGACGATCCTGATACCCATTAACGCCCTGTTGATATCCCTGGAGAGCTTCTGCCAACCCTTGGGCGCCGGAGGTTGGGAAACGGCTCGGGCCAGAACTTTTCGCCAGTGCCGCACTGAAATTAAGGAGCCCCTGCGTTTGCTCCGGGCTCATACCAAGGAAATTTGCTAACAGACCCATGTGTTTTCCTTTAGTTACCCGAACATCGAAGCAATGTTTCCAACGCTGGAGAGGAACGATTGCCCACGGTTCTCGTAGATTGGTGTCGTCTCACTGCCGGTCCTCGTGGTCGTGCTGTTCGCACCCAAGTACGGCGCCAGCAAGCCATTGACTTGAGTCGCGCGGTTGATGCCGTAGTTGTCCGCGTTCGTTGCCGTGCCATATGCGAGGCCATTCAGGCCGCTCAGCAAGCCGGCGCCGCCCAGCGCGGCAGAATTATTCAACTGGTTCTGCTGCATCTGCAGCCCGGCGTTGAACTGGTTGGCGTTCTGCACCTGTGACGCGGCAAACTGGCTTGCGTTGTTGCCTGCCTGCTGGTTGGCGAACTGCGATGCCTGGCCGAGCGCCGCATTCTGGCCTGCAACACCGTACTGCTGGGCGCCGAGGCCCTGCGTTGCGGCCAGCGCGCGGTCCTGACCCTGCTGGTACGCCTGCGCCTGCTGGGCGGTCGTATTCGCGCTGTTCGCCATGCCGAGGGTCGTGTTCGAGTCGGTGAGCTGCTTCGTGAAGTCGCTGATCGCGTTGCCCTCGGCTACACCTTGGCGCGAGCCGCCGTATTGGCCCGCGAGCACGCTGTTGCTGCGGATGCTCGGCATCACGTTGCGCAACAGATTGTCCGTCATGTTGGACTGGTTCTTCTGGAACGACTGGTTCGTCAGGTTGACCGCACTTTGCAGCGACTTGTCGAGCGCTGCCGTGTTGCCGCCACTCAGCAGGTTTTGGTACGAGCCGGTCAGGTCGATATTGTTCTGCTTCGGTGCGTCTACTCCCACGTACTTATTCCAAAGCACGTCGGGGACGCCAACGCCACCGCCTGCGTTCGGCGCTGCTTTCCCATCCATCAGGCCAGTAGCAGCATTTCGGATCGCCCCCATATCGGCCGAGCCGTAATTGTTCAGGTAGTCGCCAGCGGTCTTGCCGTAGCCCTGCAGGGGCTGCGATTGCGGCTGATTCAGGTAGCCCTGGAACTGGGACAGCAGTCCGCCTGAGCCATTGCTGCCGAAAATCAGGTTCTGGATCGCGGGGTCGAGCGTTGTTTTACTGGTCGACGTGGAGGTGGAGGTCGAGTTGCCGGTCTGTGAAGCACCCTCCAAGCCCAGCATCTGTTTCAAAAAGCTCATATTGTTCCTTTCGATTTACTCGAATGCCGCGCACGCCGAATACTTTCACGTTACCTATATTTTATTCGATAACTCAGCAGTATCGGCGAATTAAGTGCGGCGATTGTGCATATGGACCGTCTAACCGAGATATCGCCACGCGGTTCCGTCGTATCTATACAAACCGGCACCGCTGCCTGGATTCCACTGGGTTCCGTCCGCGTATCGCCTCATCCCCTGACGAGGCTTTGGTGGAGGCGCATACACCACAGGATCGAAACCCTCGGCAAGTGCGTCATAAGCGGCCTTGATTTTGTTTACCTCCTCCTGTAGCCATCGCGGAAGTTGCGCCGGGTCGCTCGGTGGGGCTGAGGGCTGGTAGGCGAATGTGTTGCTGTTGGTTGGGCGCATGCTTAGTACTCCCCTGCGTCTTCAACAACCATGTCGAAGCTATCCAGGCGCCACGAGAATGCGGTTCCGGTCTGGAATCGAATGGCGAGGTAGCGGCCCGATACGAAGCCGTCGCAACGCAGAGTCGAGCCAATGGTGTAGGTCATTGGGTCAAGCCATACAGGGTCGTCGCCGGGATTTTCAGCCCAACCGAGCCGTACTAGCACTGTGCCGCCCTGGTTGCCGGTGATGCGCGGCACCACGCCGGTGATCATCTTGATCCGCTCCGGCGAGTCGAAGTGCAGGCCAGTGCGCTCAAGGTAGGCGTCCGGCAGCGCGCCATCGAACGATGCCGAGGCGTCGAGCAGGTACAGCTTGTTGTCGGCGCTGCCCATCATCACGCGCGTGCGGTCTGGCGTGAAATCCGGGCCGTTCCACGCGGTCAGGTCGGAATCCCACGGAGCCGAGTCTTGCGACCACGATCCCGAAAGGCTGTTGTCCACCGGGCCGAATGCTGCGTGCGTGACGTTCGGCAGGCTGCGGAAGCTCACCGTGCCATCGACGTAGTTGTAGACCAGCGCCGTATCGCACCACGTAGCGCCGATGCTCGGGTAGCAAACCATGATCTCGTTCAAGAACGGGTTCTTGACGCAGAACGCCAGCCCCTTGTTGGCCGTGTCCAGGTTCTGGAAGAAGTACCGGCGTGCCTTCTTGTCCAACACCGATTGCGCACTGAAGCCGTCATGGATCACGATATCGGAGCCGGTCACGGCCAGATGCGCGGTACCGAAGCCTGCCTCAAACTCGACGGCGCAATTCATGTTCAGCAGGCCACTCATGCCCGACACCTTGCGGCTTCTCAGGATGAAAGCGCCGCCGATGTAGTCCAGCGCCCACGTCGAAGATTCCTTGTAGACGATGAAGCTGTCCTTCAGGCCCAAACCATCGATGATGGAGTCCTGCCCCTCGGACAGATCGAACTCGCCGGCATCCTGCGTTGCGTCGGCTTCATTCCATGTCGATGGCAACGCACCGGCTACCGCAAGACTGGACCATTTGACCATGTACGGCAGGTTCACGCCCGCCTTTGTCACGTTCAGCGCGATCATCATGTTTTTGTACTGCCTCAAGACCTTGCACGAGGTGCTCACCGGCCACGCAGGGAGGTCGGCAAACTTGTGCGTCAGGTTCTGATCCCAGTACATCGGCGCTTTGCCGTCACCAGCGTTCAGCACTGGCACGCCACCGAATACGAAGCCACTCCAGGTGTTGACGGTTCCGGTACGCGGCGTTACGTGCGTCAGGTCGGTGTGCACGCTGCTGCCGCTCGTGTTGGTGACGGCAGCCACCTTGCCAGCGGTCGCGTACAGCCAGTAGCGTGAGCCCGCCACGTTCACTTGCAGCAGGTACTGCGGCGCTTCCAGAGGTGCGCCGTAGACCTGGCCCTGACCGAAGAACTGGAGCGCTGCGCCATCGAGGAAGCGCACATTCTTCGCGCCAGACCACGCGCCCAGCGGCAGCTCGTATGCGGGCCGGTCCTTGATGACGCCGATTGCGCCAGCCGCAGGTATAGAAACTTTTGGCATCAGGCCACCTTTAAGATCTGCGACTTCGGAAGATCAGCCATATGAAGATCGATTGGTCGAACCCTCTTCATCACGGCAGGGTCAAGCAAGCGCGTACCGCCTGCAAGCAATATGGCAAACGCGAGGTCCGAGCACCACCAACGGCTATCGTCACTCCAGTCCTCCGAGTAGGTGAAGGGAATGCCAATGGCGCCGGGCCAGTCGTATCCCTTCCCCACCTGAGCCTCGGCAAACGCCTGCGCTGCATCGATGTCCGGCAGCCAAACCGGCATGTCACGATAGATCGCCACACCTTCCATCAGATCATCGACGGAGCCTGCGCGGCAGCCATGCGTCATCGATGCTTCGTAAGCTCGGTCGCCAATGATGGTGATGGCGTGGCTAAACTTGGGGGAGCCGGCTGCGAAGCCGATTGCAAGACTTAGCGGGTTGTAGGGCCAGCGGCTGGTGAGCCGAACAGTGACGTAGCCGTCGCGCATCACAGCACCGCTGCGGTGATGAACAAGTCATCAAGTTGCGCATCGCTCAGCCCGAGCTTTGTTGCCAGCATCGTTACCAGCGGACGATGACGGCTAACCGCACTTGAATAGTCCCACTCAATGCGCGCGACCTCGCGGTCAGGACTATCCAGCGCATCAATCGTCGGGCTCACTTGATAAAGCAAGCCCGCACCAAGAAGCGCAAGTCGCGCCTGCCGCATGGTCACTTGATCCGGTACCATCGGCTTTGCCGCCTGAGCCTTTCGCGCCTCGATTTCCGCAGTTTCAGCTGCGGTGGCGAAGCGCGGGGTACCATTGTCCAGGACTACATAGTTCATCTCGCCTCCTTAGCTGTTCTTGATGCCGTAGACACGAACAGTCCCGGTCGTGAAATTGGCACCGCTAGACCAAAATAGGCGGAAGCCAGATAGGGTGCCCGCGCCAATAAATGCCCCTTCTCGTGCCAAACCGATAAGATTTGCCGCGCCCTGATAGAATCCGCGCGCGCTTACACCTTGGCGTCCACTCGCGAGATTCGTGCCGCGTACTTCAATGGTCAGTGTCGTCGTATTAATGGCAGAGACACTGGCGGCAATAGCAAAGAGGGTCTGCCCCGTAGTCGTATTAATGCCGTCGTTTACTAAATTCGTGTAGTTTGCCGACGAGTCGACGGCACCAGCTTTGGCAACGCGCATTGACAGGGTGTCAGCAGCACTAGGAGTGATTCCTTGAACCTCAATAACGTATTTGTCGTATGCAGAGGCGAAAACGCTCAGGAAGTCGATGTTTGCAACTGCGCTACTTACCGTTGCCTGCGCCAGAAGCTGCATAGCCGTGTCAGACTTCAGCGCGATGGTTCCGCTTGCATCTGGCAGGGTGTATGTTCGGGTTGTGCCAGTGGTGATGCTGGACAGGTCAAAGGCAGCAAGCTTGGTCACGTCCGTTCCGTCAGCGAGGCGGAAAATACTCGCCTTCAGGGTGTTCCCCCACGAGGCAGAATTCGTTCCGTCGTTCGTCAGGAAATAGCCAGAGAACCCTGTCATGGACGGATAGCGCAGTGTCCACGATGCTGAGCCACCGGTCGAGGTAAGGCTATAGGTCAACGCCCCACCAGGCTGCACCGGAAGTGCGGTTGCAAACTGCGCGTTCGTGATATCGGTCTTCGACGCTACCTGGTCATGCGCCACAGGCATCACTCCTGCGATATTCGGGAACGAGCTGCGCAGGACCGACTTAATCAGGCGCAGATGGTCGTCGCCTTGACTCTTTGGATCTGCCGCCGCCGGGTTCGCAGCATTCAGGTCTGCGATATAGGTCCCTGTTTCTAATGGCATGAATACTCCTTATGGGGTCGTGGTATCGGGACGAATGGCGAGCGAGCTAGCCACGTTGCTATCGGTGCCGTTGACCAGCGAGAGCGCGTTTTGATACTTCTGCTCCCACACTTGCAGCGCTGCGGTGTCCTTGGTGTACATGCAGACTTCGCACATGGTCGCGGCCAAGTACAGGCTCGGATGAGCGACAATCAGCCAGTTCTGGCCGGTCGGGGCTTCCGTGAGGGGGGGCAGCGTGGAGCGCAGAGCCACCTTCAGGTCATACGCCGCATCGGGCGTAGGGCCGAGATAGATGTCATCACCGATCACGGTGTAGTTGCGCGGTTGGCCTTGCGTGCTGCCGTAGCGGGCATTGAACACGCCAACACTCATGTAATCGACGCTGCCCTGGCCGTCGATGGAGATCGACAGCACATCGGTGACGCCGTCAGGCAAAGCGATGGTGAGCAAGCCAGGGACTGCGGCCAGCGTGACAAGCGACTCTTGCAGGCGATTGTCAACGTCCAGGTTGAGGCGATCTTCGGCCAGCGTTACGAAGTCGCCCACCTTCGCCGCGATGTCCGTACGGTGCACGAAGCTGGCGACTGCGCCTTGCAGCCATGTGTAATCTTTTGTTGCCATTTTTTCTCCAGCGCCGTCACGGCGTTAAGAGGGTTAGTACGTCTTACAGCTTGCCCTTCCAGATGCGGAATACCGAGTTATCGGGATTCTCGACCACAGCCTTAATATGCTTGTCGTCAGCCATGAACTGCTCGAAGGTGATACCGCGTTCGTTGCAGTACTTCTCAACGATCACCAACGGGATCTTGGCCGCGTGCTTCATTTCGCTGGAGCCGTGATAGCCTTCGTTGTGCAGCGCCTTGGCATATTCTGCGATGGCCGTGCAGTCCTGGGAGCGACCGACATACAGGCGGTCGTCTTGAGTCTTGAAGCTGGTTGCGAGTTGCGTCATTAGTTCTCCTGTTAGCGGCGCTTGTGGCCTCGTGCACGGCCTTTACGAGTGCCACTGAATGCCGGTGGCGTGACGTGTGGCGGAGGTGCTGGAGGCGCTTCCTGCGTCTGGTTACTTGCAGCGATTGGGAGCGATGAGATTGGGAAGCCGAGCATGGTTTTTCCTTAGCTGACCGTGATTGCAGCGCACGGAAGCAGCGGGCTTCCCACGGCGGTGGGCGCCGTAGTGCCGTACTGCCAATAGCCGTCGTTGTCGTACAGGCAGGAGGCCGGAGCGAAGGAAATGCTGGTGCCGTTCGCCGTGCCGCAGGGTACGTTCATCAGCCCGTAGGACATCGTGGCCGGCTTCGTTGCCATGGCGAGGCGCACGGTGTTTGGCCCCGTAATCGCGCTCCCGGTGTAGGGAATCACCGTGCCGACGGCATCTTTGAACTCGAACCCGGTTAGCGAGCCGCCATTGCCGCCTGCGCCGTCGAGGAGGCCATTACCGCCAGAATGTGCGAGCGTGACAACCACGCCGCTGTCGTCCCAAGCTGCGCTAGCAACACGCGGACCGGCACCATTGCCGCCGCGACCAGTTGCTGCCGAGGTGACGCCCAACGCATACAGCGCCGCCTTCCCGGCACGCCGGTCGATTCGGTGGAAGCCATCACTGCCAATGTGCACTTCGTCGATTGGCGTCGGCGCATCATAGGCGCTGCCCGCGAAGAACGCGCCTGGCGTGGTGGTTGCGTACTCATACTGCGCCACACGGAATGCGCCGAATTCGCCCTCAACGCTGTTATTGAAATGCCCCGGCCCGAGCGCGTACACGCCAAACAGGAAGTCGGCGCGGTTCCCGGCGAGCGCCTTGCACTGCGCATGTACGATGGCTAGCTTTGCTTTCCACTGCGTCGGGGTCATCGTGTGCGCGTCGGTTTCACCCTGGTGCCACACCACCATGCGCAGCAGTGCAGCCGGCGTCGTGCCAAGCTGGGTCGCCAGCAACTGGACAGCAGAGGCGAAGGTTTCCCATTTATTGGCGCCGTTTGTGTTGGCGAGCCCGCCGTTCGCAACGCTGATCCAGCTATCGATAGACGATCCGCTAAAGGCGCGGTTGATGACGCGCACCGGCATCTGAAGGCCCTCGGCCAGCAGGCCGGAAAGCATCACCGGGCCATCGCCGGTGCTACCGCTGGAGGCAAAATTGCTTCCATAGATAGACGAAGGAGCGCCCCACTTGTCGGCACCCGCAAAAGCGCCTGTGCCGACATTACTGATGCGGCGCAGTGTCCCCGCCGCTGAGGTGGCGGTCGCAGCGTAGTATTCCGTTACGTTTGGATGCCCCAATGGGTACACCTTCACGCCGGAATTACTTTGGCGGTTGTACATGTTGGACTGGCCGATCATGCCTAGGCCGAAGTCCGTGAACGACGGCGGCGCAGCAACAGCAGCGGTGGCCAGGAGCAGCTTGCCGCCTGAAGTGCGCACTTTTTGGCCGGATTGACGGAGGCTCATTTATGCGTTCGTGAAAGAGAGGCCAGTCGGGTTCGTGCACGCCCAGCCCAAGATCACCGGCGCATTTGCGGGCGCGGCAGGATCAACTTCGCAGACGTGGTGATACATCTTGCCGCTGAAGCCAGCCGCCACCCAGAGGTTGCCCTGGTCAGTGATGTTGGTCCCGTTGTTGCCCGCCGTGACCAGGCCGTTTTTGGAACTGCCCGTATTGGCGTTCTGGTTCGGGCTGGGCGGAGTGGTGCTGAAGTGCAGGATGTCGGACGGCAGCGGCTGATCCGGCGATGTGGTCCAGCCAGACACGACGCGACCAGTGACCGCTGCGCCATTCTTGCGGAAGTACAGGTAGCCGTTGCCGTTGTTGAATACCTTGTCGGGAGCCAGCCCTTTACCTGCAGGCGAATAGTTGTAGGTGTAGTTCGACGCAGTGGCAAGATCGATTGGGCCGTCTTTTACCTTATTGACCGTACTATTCGTCACATAGCCGGTGACGGTATACGTCGCGGCTGCCGCTGCGGAAGCAGTGTAGGTGATGTTCGCCGAATTGCTCAGGCCACCGTCGTTCGTAAAGCTCAGCGTCTTGGCGCCCGCCGTCGCGTTCGGGGTATAGGTGAACGTCGCAGTCGGCGTTCCGCTGGAGATGGACACGCTGGTCGGGTTGAACGAGCCGCCGCCGCCATTGTCGGAAGGCGTAACCACGATGGTGCCAGTGATCGTGCCATTGGCCGATGCGGTGAAGTTCGTCGACGCTACGCTGACAGTGCCCGAGGTCGGGCCAGTCACCTGAACCGCCGTAGCTGCCGACGAAGTCGACGTATAGGTGATGTTGCTCGGATTCGTCAGTGCCGCGCTGTTGGTCACGCTGATGGTGCGCGCACCTACGGTGGCACTCGGCGTGTACTTGAACGTTGCAGTCGGCGAGGCCGAAGTCAGGCTCACGCTAGTCGGCGAGAAGCTACCGCCACCGCCGTTATCCGAAGGCGTAACGGTGATCGTGCCGCTGATCGCGCCACCAACCGGCGAGACGCCAACCGTGAAGTTACTCGACTGGGTTGACACGACGCCCGTGGTCGGGCCGGTCATTGTGATTGCAGTTGCAGTGGTGCCAGAGCCGCCGGTGCTGCCTATTGCGGCATACAGTGCGTCGAATTTCGGCTTCAACCATCCATACAGATTGTCGAGCGACAGGCCGCGCTCAGTGCCGTCGCCCTGATCCAGCAGCGCGCGGTTCGTGCCTGCGAGTGTGCCAGCATCCGGCACCTGGGAAGGTGACGTGCCAAACTGGGTGAAGAAATCTGCAGTCTTGATGCGCTTGATCGTCCCGCCATCTTCGGTCAGCAGAGAAGCCGTGGTCGGATTTGCAAGAGTCGTCACTTGTGCGGCATCTGGTGCACCAAGCTTCGACAGTTGAGCGGCAGGGATCGTCCCCGATACTTCTTTAGTGCCAGAACTGAAGCTCACCAACTGGTTGTTGTTGGAGCTGGTATAGACGGTGTCGCGCGACAGGTGGCCGGCATCCGTCAGTGTTCCTAGGCCCACCTCAAACTCAGCGGTGGCCGTGTGACGGATCGCGTAAAACACCTTGTCGCCAACGGAGTGCGCTTGGCCGAACGAGCGAAAATATCCTGCGCTCGCCGACTGCACTGCACCGCTCAGGGCAATGTCGCCCGTACCAGTGGTCGCGGTGGTCTCTTTGACGAGATCGGCGTACGCCATTAGATGCCCTCACCTGGCGTGAAGAACAGCACGGCGGTATTGCCAGCGTCGCAGATGGCGGCCACGTTGGGCGCGCTACCCTTGGTGAACAACTCAGTCGAGCCGACAGGGATCGGCATCTTGGCCGTGGTGGAACTCACCGAGCCATCGCCAAACTGGAGATAGGCGGTGTTCGGGCCTGCGTTCAGAACGCGGACCACGGAGCTGAGCGAGTCGACGGCCACACGCGAACTAGCAGCGGTTGCGGAAAGCTGTACGGTGTCGGCACCGCTTGGAGCAAAAGTCTTGAGCGTCATGTGACCTCCTTAGAGGCAGCCCCGAAGGGCCGCCGTAGGGTTACTGGCTGACTACTTATAAGTCAGTCCCTTACGTATGTTTGCTATGGCCGTCTTACCGAGGCCATACTTCTTTGTTAGTCCGCGTGTTCCTGGCGGCGTGCTGCGTATGTGGTCAATGACCTCTTGCGGCAAATTCTTGGCCCTGAACTTCTCTGGCGTTTCGCTTCCAAGCCCATTCCGCTGCCGGATTTGCTTGACTACGTTGACGCTCACACCAAAACGCTCCGCAAGTTCCTTCGTCTTGCCTTGGGTCGAACAGATCAGATCAATAACCGCTTGATCCTTAATGATCACCCTGCCGTGTTCAACGCCGCTTAATGCCCGCGTAGTCCTCCGGCCCTTCCTATCCATATCCAGAACGTTTTCGCTCTGAGTGCCCAACCTAAGATGCTGAGGGTTGACGCATCCTGGGTTGTCGCACTTGTGCATCACAATCATTCCGTGCGCCCCGCTACCCTCCGGGATCTCTCCATTTTGGAGAATCCACGAAACCCTATGTGCCAGCATCATTTGCCCAGCTGGCGCATATCGTTTGCCATCGATCTTCCCGCCAATAACTCCGTATCCTTTGGCGTTTTTGGCACCAGTCCAATTCCAGCAACCGGTATCAGAATCGATGGCAAACCGTTTGAAGAACCGCTCGCTTACACTTCCTGCTCGACTTTCTCGCACAATGCACCTCTCCATTAAGGAATACGGTGCATTATACCAGTTTATCTATCAGGAAATATCCGCGATCAGGCCGTGGGCCTTCGGGTTCTTGTTTTCCAGGGTCAGCTCGATGATGATTTGCTTGCGGTCGCTGTCGCCGGTCTTTGCCAGATCCGACACTTCCCACGGACGCAGCACCGAGGCGGCCAGCTTGTCCGGCTGGAGCAGGAAGATGTCACGTGCGCGCTGCTGCAGGTTGATCATCGCCTTGTAGGTGCCAAAGTCCGACTTGTACACGTCGATGGACGCGACCAGTTGATCATCAGCGTCCTTGAAGCGGGTCGAGTTGCCGGTGAAGGTCGAGAAGGTCTGCTTCTGGGTGGTGCCCATCATCAGAACAGTCGGGCGACCGCCAGCGGCGTACACCTTCTGCGCCACGTCCTTCAGCATCGCTTCGGTGAAGGTGCGCTGAGTGCCATCGGTCTGCGCCACGTTGGTGGTGTAGTTCGGGGCCACATAGCCGGTGCCGCCGTTGACGTTGTCGCCCATCCAGCCCACCAGACCACGCAGCTTGCGCGGCGAAGCGGCAGTCACGTTGTTCTGGGTGAAGGCGTACTCGATGTCCAGCTTCAGTTCCGCCGACTTCTTCGCTAGTTGGTAGTTCATCTCCGACTTGCGGCCGGCCTTGTCCACGGCTTCCTGAGTACCCGAAACCGAAGCGACTTCCTTCAGGATCTGAGTAGTGTTCTTCAGGCGCACGGTCGGGGTGACGGCGGTTGCGGTCGAGTCGTCGCCTTCAGCCTGGGCGTTCGAACCTGCAGCGCGCAGGGCGTCCACTTGCCATTCGTGGGTGATGCCGGTCGCCTTGTTCTTGGCGATCATCGAATACAGCGGGGTATCCGAAGGGGTGATGCGGTCGATGAAATCGGCCAGGTCTTCGCGATTACCAACGGCAGATGCCGAGGTAAAGGTATTGGTTGGTGCAGCCATTGTTTTCTCCTAGCGCCTCACGGCGTATGAAAAGGTTTAGTTAGGTCAGTTATAGATCTGCCCAAAAACTGCTGCGGCATCGGCAATTGAGCCGGTAGCAGCGAGCTTCTTCATGGCAGAGGTGCGCCCGTCTGTCGGCTTCACGCTCTCGGTATTGCCGGGGCGCTCCACCTTCGCGGGTGCTGCGGCTACCTTCTTGGTAGCTTCCTTAGCGCGGGCCATCAGGGCGTCGTACTCCATCGCCTTTTTAGCCATCAGGACTTGCAGGTGACGCGGCATGTCTGCCGAATCGTCCGCATAGCCTTCCTGCGCCAGGTACTCACCGAGCTTTGCCAGTCCGTCCTTGAGCTTGGCCGGGTCTTTCCACTCAGGCACCTTGGCGACGAGTTTTTCGTGCTGGTCCTGGATGGAGAGACGGTCGGCATCGGCCTTCTCGTGCTTGCGCTGCTCGTCAATCTGGCCCAACTCCTGCTGCGCCTGCTGAAGTTGCGCTTGTCGCTCTCGGGCGGTGCGCTCAATCTGCAGGTATGCGACTGGGTCGGTTTCCAGCAATTCGTTCGTAAGCTGCGACGTTAAGGCCTGCAGCTCGTAATCAGCTTGATTCCTGAAGCCCTCCAGCTTGGCGGCGTACTCGTCACGCTGCGCCCTCGCCTTCTGTACTTCTGCGTCGGCGGCTTTGCGTGTTTCGGCCGCCTCCATCGTTTTCTTCGTGTAGTCCTGCTGGCGAAGGCCGTTCTTGTAGTGCTCCGCCACCTCGTCGGCGGTCAGCTCCACGTCCTTGCCATCTACCTTGATGGTGAACTTTTGCGGCTCTGCAGCTTGCTCACCTTCGGGCTTCTCGTCGCCCTTTGCCGCTTCAGCCGCAAGACGCTCGGCTGCTGCCTCTTCGGTTTCGTCAGCGGGCGGATCATTCTTCACCTCGGCGGCTGCGTCTTGCTTCGGCTCATCGCCGCCCAGGAATGCGCCAAATGCTTCTGCGGCGCCATGTGCATCAAGTGCGCTGGGTTCAGTTGCCTGATTATCCAATCGGTACTCCTTACAATGCGACGATGACGCCGCTGGTTAATTGATAGGCCGGATCGCCTACCTGAATCTCTGCGTTGACCCCGTTGCCAAGGTCGAGCAGATCGCCCTCAGCATCTGGATGCCACACGCGGACAACGTGACGCTTCTCGGCACGTGCTGCGGTCACGACTGCCAGCCATTCACATTGACGCCCTGCGCTCTGTCCCGCGCGTCCTGCGCTGCCTGATGCTCGATCTGCAGCTTCGCCATCTTCCCGTCCGTCATTGCTGCTTCCAGCGTCGATTGCAGCTTGTCGGACAGCTTCAACATCGTGTGCAGCTTTTCGCGGCCCTCTACGTCGCGGGCTGGTGAGTCCATCCATGCTTTCGTAATCTCCTGTCGAATGTCGGCAAAGGCTTGTGCGAAGGCTTCGTTCTCCAGCACTTCGCGGGCCTTGGCACCGTCATAAACTCGTTGTTCAAGCGTTGCCATCGGCGGCTACGTCCTCATTGGCTTGTTGTTCGGCGGCTTCCAGCGCTGCGTCTTGCTGCTGCTTTGCTGCGATCTGCGCGATGACGATCTTTGCGTCGATCTCGCGGTCCAGCTTGTACTGCTGGAATGCGATTTCTTGCTCACGCTCCGCCATGCGGTTCTGCTCCTTCATCTGATTGAACTGAGCCTCGTATTGCAGCTTGAGCGCGTGTTTCTCGGCCTCTGCCTGCTGGCGGAACTGGTCGATCTGCATCTGTGCCTGCGCCTGGATTTGTGCGGCTTCTTGCTTCAGTTGCGCATCCATCTGCGCCTGCTGCTGCTTGAGCTGCATTTCACGCTGGTGCGCTTGGTCGTCCAATTGCGCCTTAACGATGGCCGGATCTTGCTGCGGCTGCTTCGGCGGCATCTTGGACGGGTCGGTGAAGAAGGCGTCAGCAGACTTGAATCCGAGTGCTTCGGTGAGCTTCTTCTGCGAGTTGTAGACGTTCTCAGGGGTGACGATGCCGATCTGAAGACCGGCCATCTGCTGTTGGAACAACATGCCGAGGTGCGCAACCTGCTGGTCCTTGTTGCCAGTGCCGAGGCCAACGTTGATGGTCAGGTCGAACTGGCTATTCCACTCGCGCGGGTCAACGTCTACCCAGCCGCCGGACAGTTGCACTTGCTCGGCTTTATTTTGGTGACGCGTCACGAGACGCAGCATCTTTCTGAATAGCAGCGTGAAGCCGGTTTCAGCCATAGTGCGTGCGATCATCTCGACGCGGCTGTCAGCACGGTTGGTGACGATGTTCGATTGGGTCGCGGTCTGGGCTACCTGCATGTTGCCGCCCTGCGTTTGGCGAGTCCAGCCGGTCGACTCCTCTGCGTCAATCTCGGTCGCTTCCAACATGGTCATTGCGCTACCCATGTCGGACATACCCTGCTGCAGAGGGGCGACAGCCATTCCAACTTGAGCCGAACCTTTGACACGAACCACACCACCCGGGCGGGAGTTCAGCAGGTCATCGATATTGACCATCTCCGGATTAGCGATGGTGCGGCCATTAACCTGCAGGTACATGTTGTCCAGCGTGACGCGCTTAAGGCTCGTCTTGATGCGCTGGGCCTGCATTGCCAGGTCAGCCGGCGACAGGCCGAAGTACTGATGCGGCAACGGGATCGATGCGAGGTCAACGAACGGGTTCGCGTCGACCTTCTCGCGCTCCAGGATCTGCCCACCAGCGCGCACGACCTTGAACAGGCTGCGGCCAGAGCCATCCAGATCACCGTGCATATAGCATTCTTCCAGCCAAACGCGGCGAGAGTCGGGATCTTGCATCTCGCTCGGGGAAGTCAGCGCGTACGTCGAGCCGAACTGGTCGCGCTCCACCGATTCAGGCGTAGGCTGCGCGTCGTCAGTCTGGATGCTGTCTACGTTCTTGTAGCCGCTAGCCTTGAGCTGGCCGATAGTGCGCATGACTTTGTGCGCCTTGAACGTCTCATCGTCAATATGCTTGCACGAGCGGGAGACGTACATCTCTTCAGGCGGCACGTTCTCGACGCACAGCTTACCGTTTGCTTTCGTGCGTTTCAGCGTCACGTCATACAGCATCGGCACCGGCTGCGAGGCAAACTGTTCGAACTGTGCCTGAGCCTGTTGCGCCTGCTGGGCAGCACTCGGGTCTTGCATCGCTGCCTGAGCCATCTGAGCAAGCTGGCCCTGCATCTGCTCAAGCTGCTTTGCCTTAGCCTTGGCTGCGTCCTCGTCCTCATATGCCTTTTGCGCGACGACTTCGACCTCATCGTCATCCAGCAGGAGCGCAAGCTGCACGTCGGTCTGGCCGGTGTACTCCTCCTCGGTCACGATGGGCGTGTCATCCCACCAGACTTTGATGAAGCCCTTCTTCGACTTCAGCGCGTCAAAGATCCACGTATAAATGACCTCGTACCCGCTGCACTTCTTGCGCAGCAGATAGTTGAGATATTCAGTGGCTTGCTTGGCCTTCTCTTCGTCGCTTGGCTGAGTAGCGGCGAACTCCACTACGTTCTCAGTACCGCAGAAGACTTTAACCAGGGGCGCGTGCATACCAAGGACGGTATTGCGCACAGTGGTATCGACGACAGAAGACCGCCCTTCAATTTCAGGCGGTGCCAGATCGCCCTTGGGGAGGGCGTGGAAGTAATACTCAGCGCGTTGTCGCTCAGTTGCAAGCTTGCCGTTGCCGCCGCAGTAGCTTTGCGCATCCTGCATCTCGGCATCGGTCAACGCTAATAGCTCGTCGTCTGTCAGTCGGGCCATATTCTAGGGAGGCGCTTCACAGCGTTGTCCCAAAAGGTTGTTTGACTAAATTATATACGGAAACTCGGCCGTATTGCCGATTATTAATAAGCTGTAGCTATTTAGGCATGCCCGAGCTTCTTGTAGCTCAACTCTCCACCCCAGTCTTCGTTTGTCATGCTTTCGGCATTGACAGCGATGTACCGCAGGTTGTCCGCACCGTGCGACCATTCGTCATGCATTGGCGCGCCTGGCTCGTTGGTCTGCTGGTTGATCGAGCGGCGATAACGTTTGGCGCACTGGATGATCCTGGCGGCCTTTGTCTTGTCCATGTACAGGCGCGGGAAGGTCAGGCGCACCATGCGAATACCGTCTTCAATGCTCATGTTCGGCGTGATCGCTACATCCCAGCCGAGAGCGCGCATGATTTCCTCGGATGACTTGCCAGTCTTGAAGTCTCGATTACGACCATCGTGCGGCAGATACAGCTTGCCCCAGTTGTAGCGCTTTTCCTTCAGCAGTGCGGAGTAATGGTCGAGCGTCTTGTGGCTATCCTCGATGTTCTCGATGACGCGCAGCTCTGAGCCGTTCTTTTGCACCAGGCTGATCGACATTGCATCATTCCAACCCAAATCAAACACCACATGCACCTTCAGCAGCGGGTCATACGGCACATTACAGATGCGGCCTTCTTGCTCAGCACGGGCCACCTCGTCATAGTAGATCGCGCCGGCTACAGCAGGCAAACAGGCGCCCTCCCAAATCTGTGCGTATCCCTTTGGGTCGGTGCGCTGCGTATTCAGGCGCTCATCCTCCAGCACCTGCGGGAAGAATGGATTGCTGTCGTAGTTGACCTTGACAACGCGGGCATTGGGTGGCGGGTCAATGACGAAGCGCTTATACGTCTCGTCAGTCTCCAGCATCGGGTTGAACGTGATCCAGATTTCGGAGTTGTCGCCTCGGATGGTAGGCAGCAGAACATCCCAGGAGCGCTTAGACACGCTCTGCCCCTCTTCCACCCAGCAAATATCGCAGTTAGCCAGCGACTTGATAGAGTCAATGGTATGGCTTGCCAGACCGCCGAAGATGAACAGCGTACCATTTTTGCCGCGAACCTCTTGCTCTAGCGACTGGTAGAACTCGCCAAGGCCCATCTTGGCTATCTCGTCATCGAGCAGCGCCTTCACAGAATCACGGATGGACTTCTGCACTTCACGAGTGCATAGAATGCGCAGCTTCTTCTGCATACCAAGGATTAGCAGCGTCTTGACGACATTCACAGACTTGCCGCTGCCTCGACCACCGTATAGCACCTTGTAGCGCATCGGCTCGAAGAGAAAGGCGAATGGCTCCGGAATCTGGACTTCAACCATTCTTGGCCGGAACGAATTGGACAGTCACGCCACTCAATAGCGGCTCGCCATCCTTGCCTGATACCTCGACACTGGACAGCTTGGCGTGAACGTAGGGAGCCGCCATGTTGGCAGCAGCGAGACGGCGCGGTAGATCCTCATCATCATTGCGCATCACTTCCAGCATGAAGTCCAGAGGCGTCAGGCCAGATGCCTTGATCGCCTCGCGCGTCTCTTGCGTAGTTTTGTTCGGGACACCGGGCTTACGTCCTGCACCAGGGCGCTTGCCACCTTTGATTCCCTTTGATTCTTTTTCAATCTCCATTGATTTCCGGAGCGCTTCACAGCGTTTCCGGCCTCGTTGTTGTTACCTCGTCATCGGCAGAACTTTATGCCGGGTATAGCTAAAGCGGGGCCATTCGCCACGCATCCAGTGCAGCACGAATTCTCGGCCACGTACCCACAGCCTTACGTGCAGCCTCGCATACCGAAGCTTCCACAGCATATGAAAGGTGGCGAAATACCCGCCCTCGTTGATTGTGAAAATGCCCGTTTCGCGGTTTAGCCTCATCCCCTACTCCTTCATCGTCTTGCTAATCGCTGCGGCTGCTCGGGTGATGGCTAGGCGGGTAGCGGCATGCAGATCATGCTGAGCATCCTCGGTCACGAATGACCACCCACCGTTTGCCCAGTAGCTAGTAATGGCTAGCTGGCGGATCTTCGATCGGTCAACAGTAATGTTCGCATCCAGAGCGAGCCGGAACGCATCCCCGTCAAAATCGCAGGGATTCCAGATCCACACCGCCCCATCCTTATCCGTCACCCTTGGGTGATCGTTCTCTCCATCAGGCCAGGTGAGCGTGATGCCTGCTGCTCGTGCTGCGAGAGTGAGTAGTTCGTGGTCAACCATGCTGCGGCTCGTTCACGCGGAAGATAGTCAGGATCGCGCCGACAATCAGCACGTAGACGACAAAGGCGTAGAAGTATTCCATAGTCACCTCAAGGCAGCGCACTAAATGCAAGCTTGGCAATAGATGCCAGCATCAGGCCAATACCGAGCAGGAAGCCAGGGCCGGCAACGTAGTCGATCGTGCGGGTGTCACCGTACTTTTGCACGTACGCCGGGCGCGAATCGCTGCGCAGTACGATGAAGCAGATGACGAACAGAACCAATCCGATTGCGAACATCCCTATCCTCCAAAGTGCGTTGACTATTCGCTGCGAAACAAAGCGATGAGGCCACACAGGGTCATGGCCGCAGCAATCCACATTGCTACGCTCTCACTCATGCGCGGCGCAACATAGATTGCCGCAATGATGAAAAAGTACTGCCACCACTTCATTTTGCACTCCTACCACCCCAGAGATGCGACCAACGACGACCAAAGAGGAACACATACACGAACAAGCCATTGTGCCAATTAATCGTAAAGTTAAACGGGCGCGCCCCTTCGTTGAAGGTGATGTGACCGCGCTTGATTGCGTAAAAACCACCCCAGCGCTTCGCCATGTCTCTACCCATGTATTCCATCCCCTACCCTCCAAAATGTGATTGCTTCAGTTTCCGATGCAGTACCCGCAGATTCACCAGCTCGCCGTACTCGTAGTCCATCTCGACATACTCACAGAGCCTAGCGTGACACTCTCTCTCGCTCATATTCTCTGTTTCCGATGACAAGCTGGGCATGTTGGATGCTAGCCAGTCGCGGATGGTGTCGAGCGAAACGTTCATGCTGCCATTGCTTGCTTTGCGGTCTGGCTGGGTATGACTGCGAAGATGGGGCGGGACTTTCCACCCTCAGCAAACCGAACGGCGGCGATTGCTGCCTCATGGTTGCTGGTCTCGACGCTGTAAACACGAAGTTCACCATCAACTTTGCAGTAAACCTTCACACACACCTCGTATAAAAAGAGCCCGCCGTAACGGGCGAAGTCCAAGATCATCTTGGAGGGGAGACACTTTGTGGTGGCCGGTGCTGATCTCCGGCTTTGCATTAGTTCTAGGACGCTGTTACTCCCGTCTATAGGGCAGCCGCGCGTTTTCATCCATGCCGCGCCACGCATTGCGCATCAGCCTGCGCATTCACCACAGGGAATGGGTCGCTAGGCATATCTACTTCCACCCAAGGGCCGCCGGCCCCACGATCCCATTTCCTGTGGTGCCTGTCTTTCCAGGCTGTCCGGCGCTGTCATCTCATCTGCGCCTAACGTCTGATCACCCGCACATTTACCCGTGTGCGGCTACCGATGACTGGCAGTTTGGAGCGGGTGGGGAAGCTTGTTTCTTATTTATAAGTATGGGCGAAAACAGTATAGAGTCAAGCTTTTTGGAAACTATTTATACGGTTTTTCTCCTTATTTCTACAGGCCTTTTCGCCTCCTCAGGCGCTTTAAATATTTGCTCGCAATGACGTATGCTCGGTCTAGCCAATCACGCGAATATTCTCTGGATCGAGGATGATTCTTCAACCAATCCACGCGCTCATCACCGATCTTTTGGCGCAAGCGAGTTTCATAGTTGGCGATGTTCCCGGCCTGGAAGTAGTTGCACTGGTCGCACGCCTTATGAATGTTCAAGAGGTTGTATCTGAGCGCCGAATTGCTGCCGACTGACTTGAAGTGCGAGCCATGCCATGCGCCGCCAGCCCAGTACTGCGGCTTGTCGCAGCTAATGCAGCCATATTCGTGGTCACGTACGCGGGCGATAGCGTTTACCACGTCCTGAAGGCGAGACTCCTTTACGCTGGTCTTTTCCGTCGCTAGCTTCTGTTGTCGAGACTGAACGCGCTTCTCGGCCGCCGCCTTCTTTGCCTGAGCCGCTTTCATCTTCGCCAGCTTGGCTAGCGCTATGACCGTTGCGCAGTCTGGCGAGCACCAAGTAACGAAAGGAGCGTGTGGCACGTACTCCTTCCGGCATCCTGGCGCCCTACACTTCTTCGGCTTGACTCGGGCGTAGTTAGCGTTAGGCGCTTTCCGCAGGAATGCCGTGCGCTTCATGCCACCGTATGGAAGCGGAAACCGTCAGGGCGCTTGGCCCACTCGGGATCGTCACGGCGGAACACTCTGGGCGGCACGTAGGCTGGGCGGTGCAGCAGGTTCACGCTACGCGGTGCGGCTGGCGTCGGGATAAACTTCTTAGTCGTCTCCTGTACTTCCCCACGCACAGCCACGTGAGCCTTCGCTGTGATATCGACCTTGTCATCATCGACAGTCAGCCAGCCGTGGAGTACGGCGCGAACCAGCGTCTTCTTGCGCGTGTCCGATCCTGAGCCGAAGTCAACACGCGAGAACAGCTTGGCGCGGTCCATCGGGCCCTCTGCGTAGATCAGCATTGCAGCTTTAGCGGCTGCGGTATGGGGAGCGAGGCGGGCGAGCTGGGTCATTTCGCCACCTCCACTTTAACGCCGCGCTTCTGCAGTTCGCGCTGGGAGACATAATGTTTGGGGTGGTTGACTGCGTCGTGATTATTCATGTTGTTATCCCTAGTCTTGGTAGTGTGGTTAGGCCGCGTTGGGCGTGACTTCCATGATTTTTTCTGCGAACTGGCAGGCGTTGGACAGAACGCCTACCTCAAGCATCGGCAGCGCCTTGAGATACCAGCCGATGGCCTTCTTGATGGTTTCGTACTCGCGCGTGGTCAGGTCCAGGAGCTTCGTTGGTCGCATGCTGGCCTTCATCAGCGCATCGCAGGCGTCTACCGTGATCTGATAGAACGCGCGGCTCTTGGTGCGGACTGCTACGCACTGAGCGGCTAGCAACTGCTTGTACAGGTGCTGCTGGCCGACGTTGTTGCACTGGCCTCGCTTGGCGGCGTCAAAGTGGCACAGCAGCGGCAGGGCGATTGCGTCAGCGTCTTCCTCACCTACACGCTGCTTGCAAGCGACTAGTGCAAGGGGCGTCAGGATGTTGCGTGCGGTGTTGTCTCGCTTGGTGCTCATGCCCGCTCCTTCACGTTGTCGCGCAGCGCCTGCTTGATCGCCTTATCGAGCTTCACATCCATCGGCATCCAGCCGACCGACTCCCAGCTCACTACCTCGTCTATGTCGCGGCGGGGTGGGCGCTTGGCGCGGAGGTTTCTTTCAACTACAGAAGCAACAGAGCCATCGCTCCACCTGACCGAATACGCGTGGTGATGTCCTAAGCTGCGTCCAAGGTGCCCGCAGTGCCGGAATCCGAGATACTCCTGCACCACGCCCTCAAGGCCGTTCCATTCAGGTGCAGACTTAAATTGCTGGCCGATGACTTCCTGTCCAACCTTGAATTGATTGCTCATCCCTGCTCCTCCGTTTTGATGTCCAATGCCTCGCGGGCAAACCTGATCTGGATCGGCAGCAGTTCCTTGTCACCTTCGGCTACGCGCTGCAAGATCCTCTTTGCCCATCGCTTCGGGTCGTTGCCCCATGCGTCCTTGACGACAGTTGCGGCCCCGATGTCTCGCAGGCGCTGCGCCGCCTCTTCCCGTGTCGTCCGGGTCTTCCCCGGCGCAGGCAGGGCAACCATCGGCTGCGGGATCTCGGCCCACTCACCTTTTTCGAACTGCTCCTGCAGGGCAGATTCCCACCGGGCTTTAACCTGGCTGTACTGCTGCTCCCTGAGCTCGAAGGCCAGAGGCATCGCGGCCCAGTAGATCGCCGGGTGCGACCACTTGCCGTACTTGCCGCTAGCTCGCTCCTGGATGCCGGCAACCGCTTCGTAGTACGCTGCAGTTGCATCCAGCGGGCGCCGGCACAGCTTCTTGAACTCGGGCAGGGTCGGCGGCCACTCGCGGCTAGACAGCGCATCCAGACCGCGCTTCAGCTCCGGACCGCTGTAACCGGCCAGCTCACGAGCCCAATGCGCAATCAGCTTGTCCGTGTCGGCAGTGCCCCACTGGTCCGTAAACTTCTTGCCGTAGTCGAGCAGCATTCGCTCGAACAGCCGCTCAACCCACGCTTCCGGCAGCGCCTCAGTTGATGTCGATGATGCGAGCGTCAGGCTCATGCGACCTCCTTCCGGAAATGCGATCAACGAGGGATTGGGCTTGCGACTGGCGAACCTGATTCGGGGATGCCGTTGCGCTCGGCGATCCCTTCGGCTGGACCCACTCCGCCTCGAACCCAGCCCAACCCCGCGAGCAGCAGACCCGAAGGGCAGCTTCCAGCGTCATCCCTGCCTTCTCCGCTTGGCTGGCAATGTCTCGCATGGCAGTCGGCGTGATTGCTGCACGCTTCTTGGCTCGCAGGGCCTTGAAGTCGGCAACCACCTGAGGATCGACATCGGGGAACAATACGTCGTCGCCGGCAGGCGATGCGGCCTTTGTCTTTTCCTTGGTTCTTGGTTCTTGGTTCTTAGTTACTGGTTTATAGTTAGCTTCCGATCCGGTTAGCTCTTGGTTGCCAGTCGGTTGCGGATCTAACCTAGTCGGTACCGGATTGGTTTCTGCGCTAACCACTTCGGTTGCAGCCGCTTCCGCTTTGGTTTCAGCTTTAACCGGATCGGTTTTGCGACGACCGCCAGACTTGCCATTAGCACGCGCCTTGTCGGCTTTGGAGTGATAAGCAGCGATCTGCTCTGCAGCACGGGGGTGCATGTAGCCGCCCTCCACCTGGTCGAACTCATACAGGAGGATCTCGGCGACAACCGCTTTCTCTTCTTCGGAACGCACACCGAGCTGGCGGCAGATCATGACCAGATCGTCCTGCAGGGGTTTCTCGGTGCGGTAGATGATGTCCAGCATGTCGCGGAAGATCCAGCGAGCTTCACGGGACATGTTGATGGTCAACGAGCGGAACTCGTCAATGTTGTGGCTGTAGTAGTGCATGCTCAACGCTCCTTGAGCGGCTCTACCGCTTCAACCTTTGCCTGAGCGTGCAGGTAAATGTCAACGAACTCGTTGAGCTTCTTGCGAGCCACCAGTTCAAGGTGGCCCGCCGCATCCTTGGCCGCCCCGTCAGGGCAAGCAAGGCGCCGCTTCTGAGCAGTCCTCAGTTCTACGGCGTAAGCGACGATTTTTTCTTCCAGGTTCATAGATCCCTAGTTGGTATGAGTTTGCGGAATCCGCCAAAACCCTCAAAGACGCATGCGTACATGGGCTCCAGCACGACGCCCCGGAAAACGAGGCTGCGATTTCGGGCCACATTTGGGCCCTTCGATACGCTGCGGGATGGGCCTAACATGTACGGGGTTCGATGCCATGAGCAGGAGTTCGCGGGAGAGTGATCCAAACGTTTTCCCCATCGCTGCGCATGCCCTCCGAACCATTGCATCCTCGTCCTCGTTGAGACGAGTTTTGCGGGTGATGTGGCGGGTTTTGTCTGCTTTCATTGATGAATCTCCGTGGGTATTTCAGGGGCTGGGAAACAATGCTTCTTTGGTTCAGTTTGGGTACTTCGGTTTGGGTACTTCTCCGGTGCAACTAGGGTCTTGCTGTACTGCTGAGAATCAAGGGATTGGGTTAGCTGACTTCTTGCGGCGCTTGGTTAACTCAGGCCAAAGAAGCTGCCAGTCGTCCGGCCTAAGCTCTTGGCGAGTAACCTGCCCGGCGGTTTCTTTCTCGATTGCCGGGCAGTATTTGGGCGGGATTGGACGGATGCCTGTCTCTACCTGGTAGAGCATCGCGCCCGACATGCCTACTTTTTTGGCAAACGCCGTCTTATTGATGCCTGCTAACTGCAGGTAATTTGTGAGGTTCATAGCCACATAATAGCAAAGCTAGTCGCAAGACGCAATAGCGTTTACTAGCTTTGCTTGTTGTTAGATGCAACAAGGTGTCTATGCTTGCGCAAATGAAAAAAGAGGCAACTAGATTAGAGGAGTGGCAAGTGCAAGATGCGCAGCGTCTGCGTCAGCATTTCAATGCTCGAACAGAGACAGCGGGAGAGGGAAAAGTGATCTCCCAAATGGAGTTTGGCGCTAAGTACAACATCGGCAGCCAGGGCATGGTCTGGCAGTACTTAAGTGGCCGGCGTCCACTGAACATAAAGGCCGCAGTAGCTTTCGCTCGCGGCCTTGGCATAAAAGTGTCGGATTTTAGCCCAAACCTGGCAGCGCAGATTGGGGCGGCATCGGAGGTTGAGTCTGAGCGCACCACCCTTCAGATTGCCAAGAAGGACGAGCAGGCGCAGCTGCAGTGGGTGACAGAGGAAGAAGCCGAGCTGTTGAGTGGCTTTCGTAACGGCTCACCAGCTCAGCGAGAGCGCGTCTTGATCTTAACCCGCTCCTTTTCGGCGAGTGTCTCGGGTGAGGTTAACCGCGACAAGGCTAAGTGAGACAGGGCGCCGCCGAGGAAATGCCTTCGCCCAGGCCTGCATCGTAAACAGCGCCTCCTGCTGGCATTCCTCGCTCATGCCCCGGAACGCGTCGATGATGGCCTGCTCTTGGCTGACTAGTTTAAGTATCTGATTTTCCATCCATAACCTCCAAGTAGGAGTATTCCTACGGGCGCTCTACCCATTCTATATATGTTGTTCGCGGTAAACACAGGACAACGTAACGAAATATTTCAAGGCGTCCTGATGTGCCGCAAAAACTACTGTACATGCATCCAGTATTTTCGGCAAGTTTAGAATGCTTAACCGAACAAGTTGTAATTCGTGCACTTATTTTTCTATGAGGTTATACATGAGGTATAGGGGATTACTACTGGGCGGAATCATCTTCTCGGCTATGGCTGGATGCTCACAAGTGGACGACAACGCAACACCCAGGTACGGAGAAACCGGGCTTCCTGCCAACTGCAGGGCCTATATCCAGTCGGCCATCAATGACTACCGTGCCAAGAAATACACTGCTGATGACACCTTCAATGCTATCGAGCGGAATTGTGGCGTAGCAGGCCATACCTGGAAGGACCTTCGTAGCTAATCCCCAACACTGACAGATCTACCGCATCTAGCCCGCCACCGAGCGGGCTTTTTTACGCCCCTACTCGCCTCGTCTTAGCTATTCCTCATAGCGAACCCTACCATTCGAAAAATAAATAGCGCGCACACTAGCAAAGCTATTGCACATTCAAACTAGCGGTGCTATTATGAACTTCATCGCAGCAAACAACGGCAACCGAGAGGGAGCGATGGCATGGATTGACACCACCGAGCGCCGGGACCGCGCAGCAGAGCAGGAAACCGAGATGTACCACCAGCTCTACGACGCAGAAGACGACAGCCGGCGCGCTGAATGGCAAGAACAGTTCGACAGCATCCCCTACCGCAGCAACGGGGCCGACATACACAGGATCGTCATGCAGAGGATGGGAGCGATGAACGATTGACACTTTTACCGAAGCCCTTCACCTCGGAACACAACGTGAGGGTTGCCCTGATCTCGGGTAAGGAAATAGAGGGAGTGGGATCTCGAATGCCCTGGCAGCCTGGAACAGACAGGCACTACACAGAAGCGCGATGCAGCCGGCCGAAAGGCACAAACGATTCGTTGATTGTAGCGCTGCCTACTCAAGTCAACGGTCTGGAACTACGCCAGATGACACCTCGGAAAGACGCGGGCGCTTCTGTGTAGGACCAAGTCCGTCACGGAGGAAGACATGAAGCGAGCACATCGCAACGCAATGCGGGAGCAAGCACGCAGACAGTGGGATTACGTGGAAGGCAGCGAGGCCGCTGAAACGCTCGACTGGCACGACGAGTGGCGCGGCAAGGTGTGGACGCCGAGCCCAGAGCTGGTAGCCGAGATGAAGTCCCACCGCGAAGCAAACCCAAGTTTGCCATTTTAACGAGGAAGCCATGAAGCAAATTGCACCAGCATTCATCAAGGCCAAGCGCGCCTTTCTGCCGGCCCTGAAAGACAAGACCAATCCGGCCTTCCGCAGCAAGTACGCTGACCTGGGCGCCTGCCTGGAAGCTGTCGAAGATCCGTTGCTGGAAAACGGTATCGCTCTGTACCAAGAGACTTTCGAAGACTCAACCGGCGTCACCGTCGAAACCGTGCTGCTGCACGAGTCTGGCGAAACGATCCGAGGCGGCAGGCTGCATGTGCCGGCGGCTAAGCAAGACCCGCAAGGTTATGGTTCCGCTCTGACCTACGCTCGTCGCTACTCGCTGATGGCTGCGTGCGGTATCGCTCCTGAAGATGACGATGGCAACGCGGCTACCAAGTCGGTGCGCGAGCAGAAGCCGGACAGCGTGTCCCTGGCTAACGCCGTGCAGGCCATCAAGGCATCCAAGACCGTTGACGAGATTGGCGCGCACCTGAAGGCAGCAGTTGCTCTCTTCCCGAACAGCAAAGACGCCCTGACGAAGCATGCCAGCGAGCGCAAGGAACATCTTCTTAAACAGCAGGAGCAACCAGCATGAACGTAATCGCAGTCTCGGGCAACCTGACCAAAGACGCGGAGGTGCGCTACCTCCCGAACGGTGGCGACGCCGTTTGCAGCTTCTCCGTAGCAGACAACCAGGGCAAGGATAAGCCGGCCATTTTCTGGAACTGCAGCCTGTTCGGCAAGCGCGCCGAGTCGCTGTCGCCCTACCTCACCAAGGGCAACCCGGTTACGGTCACTGGCACCGTTACCGAACGCAAGTGGACGGACAAGGACGGCGTTGAGCGAGCATCCCGCGAAGTGCGCGTGAACGATATCGCTCTGCAAGGCGGTCGCCAAGGCGGCGAGACTGCCGCCCCGCGCGCAAGTCAGCCTCTCGACCGCGAGGCAGCACGCAATCGCCAAGCTGCCGTATCGCGCGGCGAACAAGTCGAAGACCAAGATATCCCGTTCTAGACCTAACCACGGAGGCGCGGTCTAGGCCGCGCAATAACGATGAGCATCCCTACCCTGTTTGACATCGCAAAAGAATACCGCGACATCGCCAACGTCCTGATGGATACGGAAGTCGATGAGCAGACGCTGAACGACACCCTGGAAGGCGAGCGCTGGTCGCTGGAGCTGAAGGCGCAGAACTACGGCTTCGTAATCCGCAACATGGAAACGACCGCAGCCGCCATCAAGGAAGCGGAGAGGCAGATGGCCGCCCGCCGCAAGGCACTGGAGGCTCGCACCGCCTACCTGAGCGAGCGCCTGAAACTGGGCATGGAGATTGCTGGCGTAACCGAACTCTCCTGCCCCCACTTCGCCATCAAGATCAAGCGCAATCCGCCGAGCGTCGACATCTTCGAACCGGGCCTGATTCCAGCCGAGTTCATGCGTCAGCCGGAACCGCCGCCAGCAGTACCTGACAAGGCAGCGATCAAGGCAGCAATCCAGGCTGGCCGCGAAGTGCCCGGCGCACTGCTCGATTCCGCAACCCGTTTGGATATTCGTTGACGATGCGGATCTGCTCTCACGAAGGCTGCGGCAAGCCAGTCCACGCAAGGCAGATGTGCCACCGGCATTACGGCAAGTGGTCGCGTAATACCAGCGTGAAGAAGACGCACAACGACGGTTTGGCAGATGAAGTACTAAAAGCGCTGCCAGGAACGGTTCCAGAACTTGCAGCAAAGGTTGGATGCTCCAAGCCTACCGCACATCGATGGGTGACCAAGCTGCACGGAACCAAGACCTTTATCTGCGACTGGCGACCGGCGCATGGGCCTTCAGTGCCGGTATGGGGCAAGGGTAAGAAAGAAGACGTACCGTGCACCATTCAAAAGATACCGCGCAAGGAAATAGTAAGAGCATCGAGAGAGCGAGTAGCGGCAAGGCGAGCGAATGCACCAAAGGCCAGTACATGGTTTAGCGCGCTGGGGGTGGCATGAGCGACAAGCAAGTCTACCGGATCACAGCAACAAATCGGCGGCACGTAGCAGAACGAGTAGCAAACCTGCCAGAGGGCTACGTCATCAAGGCGGGACCGGCTACCAGGACGCTTGAGGCGAATGCAGCGATGTGGGCAATGCTCACCGACATATCGAAACAGGTTGTGTGGCATGGCAGGAAGTTGGACGCGGAGAGCTGGAAACACATCTTCAGTTCCTCTCTCCGAAAGCAGGACGTAGTACCGAATCTAGACGGGACAGGCTTTGTAGTGATGGGCGTGTCCACCAGCAGCATGACGAAAGCAGAGATGTCGGACCTGTTGGAATTGATAGCCAGTTTCGGCGCCCAGCAGGGTGTGAAGTTCAGCGAATAACAGGAAAAAGACATGACCAACTACACGACGTATCGCACGCAGTCCCCCTCCCTCACCCGCCTGGCTCGCTGGATGGAAGAAGCAGAAGACAAGTTCATGAGCGACGAGCACGGAGAGCTGAAGGTATTCGCCTGCTTCGCTGCACTGCTGTTTGCAGCAAAGACGCTCGGCGATCTGATTATCGACGTTGCATACAAATTTGGCCTGATTGGCTAACTGACTAGGGGAAAGAGACATGGAAAAGAATAACGCTGCATCCATCCCGCCACTCACCGCGCCAGCACCGCTAACCGACTACGTGCTGATGCCGAAGCGCCTGACCGCCGAGAATGGCGCGAAGGGTGCGATGTCGGGCGAGTTCAAGGAATCGGTGCAAGTCACTTGCCCGGTATGCGACGGATCAGGTGATGACCCCGATTTCGACGGCGATCCCACCGAACATGGAGGCGCGTGCTTAGAGTGCAATGGAGAGGGCACGGTTGCGCAGAATGTGCCTGTGAGCTGGGACACGATCAAGGACATCTACAAGGCCGCCGTCGATTTGCTCGCCAAGGCTGCGCCAGCCGCCCCGGTGCAGCCCAACCCGCTGTCTGGCGCGCTGAAGCACGCCCGCGAAGCCCTGCGCTTCTACGCCGGCAAGGGACACTTCCACATGCACCAGCCGGACGAGTGGGACACGGTCAGCGGCGAACCTCAGAACTTCTACGAGGACAGCAACAACACCGCGACCGTTGAAGATGGATCTATCGCCAAACGCGCTTTGGAAGACATCTTCGGAGCCGAGCGTTACGCATCTCTGGCCGCTCCTGTGCAAGCAGAGCAGGCACAGGCAGAGCCGAGCGACGATGACAAGTATGCCGTGATCGTGGATCGCCATGACCTGTTCGACTACCTACGCGCGGCATGGCGTGAAGGCTCAAGCGTGGGCTGGACCGACACCGCCGAAAGCTGGCACAAGGCGACCGATTACGCGGAAGGCGCCATCAAAGGCTGGGGCACGATGCGCGCACTCCCCGCCCAGGCAGAGCAGGTAGAAGCAGTGCGAGCGGCGCTGAAGCCGTTTGCCGATCTAGCCGAACTGTTCGACGACGGCAAGCGTGCATCGAACATGCCTAACGCCGGGACCATCTGCGCATGGGCGAGGCGCGACCAAGAATACGAGTTGACCGTCGAGCACTTGCGCGCTGCCCGCGACGCTCTCGCTACTAAGGAAGCAGCAGCCGTAGAAGCGCCGAGCGATACCGAGCGTGATGCAGCGCGCTATCGTTGGCTGCGCGATCCCGATACCGATGTTGCACTGGTGCTGGACAAGCGGACGGGCTTTGTGCCCCCTGTCGAGGGCATGGCGGGAATTGGCGGATACCACACCTACGAATACCGAGCGGGCGAAGAGTTGGATGCGGCAATTGATGCGGCAATGTCGGCCCAGCAGATCGCCCTTGGCGATACCGGAGGCGCGAAATGAAGATTGGCGATCTGGTAATGACAACAGCAATCGAAGTCCGCACTGACCCGACGCCGCGCCCAGCGATGCGCGCCAGCTTCAAGGCCAACAAGGGCAGCGCCTTCGTCTTTCTGAACTTCGGCACGGTCCAGTCCACCGATGAGGTCGACGACCGCGTGCAGAAGGTGATGAGCGCACTCGGCTGGATTCCATGTGATGACGTTGACGCTCTGCGCGCCGCACTTGTCGCCGCCGAAGCTCAAGCCGAGGTCAACGGCAATCAGTCCAGTGATGGCGCCCCGAGCACTGGTGAAGCAAGCAAAGGAGAGTTGGCGTGACGAAGCCGCTGCGAATTCTTAATGCCTGCGAGTCGTCGGGCATCATGCGCGACGCCTTCATCCGGGCCGGGCACTGGGCCATGAGCTGCGATCTGCTGGACACTGAAAGGCCGGGGCCGCACTACAAGGGCGACGTACGCGACGTGCTCGATGGCGACTGGGACATCATCATTGCCCACCCGACCTGTACCCGCCTGACGAATGCCGGCGCGCGCTGGCTGATCGAGCCGCCGACGAAGCTGGCGCCGTGGCAGTACCCGGCCGACGTGGTTGCTGCCTATGCCGCGATGACGCGCGACCAGCGGCTGGCGTTCATGTGGGACGAGCTGCACAAGGGCGCCGAGTTCTACAGGCTGTTCAAGAAGGCAAAAGCCAAGATCGGCAAGGCCATCGAAAACCCGATCATGCACTGCCATGCGCGCGCACTGATCCAGCCCGGCCCGCGCCAGGTGGTGCAGCCGTGGTGGTTCGGCGATCCGTTTTTCAAGGCCACCGGCTGGGAGCTGGAAGGCCTGCCGAAGCTGGTGGAAACCAACAGGCTGGTCCCGCCGAAGAAAGGCACGCAGGAACACAAGGAATGGTCAGCGGTACACCTTGCTTCACCGGGCCCGGACCGCTGGCGCGAACGCAGCCGCTCGTTCCCCGGCATGTGTGAAGCGGCGGCGAAGCAGTGGGGCCGCATCGGGCAGATGCAGTCCGGCGAACTGATTCAGGTGGCAACCCCGACACAACAACAACTCATTCTGGAGCAGGCAGCATGAACGAAAAGCAGATCGAAGAAGTGGGAATGCGGGTACTCGGATATTTTGGCCCGAAAGATCTGGCGTTTGCCTACGAACTTTTCGCAGAGAACCGCCGCCGTACCGAAAACCGCAATACCGAATGCACCTGCCCGAGCGGCGACGGCTCACTGCGCTGGCCCTGCCCGCAGCATCCTACCGGCACAGAAGCAGGCTTTGACCTGGACCTCAACAAGTTAGTTGTCGGCATTGATGATGTTTTGCGCGAACACACCGAACTTTCTACCGCCGTAATTGATGATGTGACGCCGAAGCTGATTGAAGCTGTTGAAGCCGCTCTCGCTCGCCGTGCTGCACCGGCTACCACGGATAGCGCGAGCGGGGAGTACGAGCGTGGCTATGCTGTTGGGTGGGATGACGGCCATATTGCGGGGCGTGAAAAAGCCCGCGCCAGTCTTGCCCCGGTATCCGCCCAGCCTGGCTATAAGCTGGTGCCGATGGAGCCTACGCCGGAAATGCAGCAAGCGGGCCACGACACGCCCGGCGCGCACATGTACAACGCCAGCTATCGCGCGATGGTGGCTGCTGCCCCGGTATCCGCCCAGCAGGGCGCAGCCGTGGTAGAGATTAAGCGCCGCTTGCGCAACATGATCGCTAACCACGACAGCTTTGAAGAAGGCTACGGTTGGGCGCTCACAATAGTGGAAAACGTCGAGCATGAGTTCGCAGCCAAAGCACCGGCAGCGCAGGCTGATCTTTCGGCGACTGGTCTGCTGAAACTGTGGAGGGACGCGGAGGCACAAGCTACCGACACGATGCCAGCACCCTTCCACTTCGCACGCATGCTGCTCGCCGCATCCCCTGCCAGCACTCCCGAGGCAGCGCCCGAGCAGCAACAGGCAAAGGCAGGCGACCGACTGATTCGGGCCGTACGCAACGTTCTGGCAGAGGGGAATCGTGGCACTTCGGGCCGGATAATTCTCGATCGCTACACCGAGCAGGAATTGCGCGAAGCCATCGACGCTGCCATGCGCGCCACCCAGCAGGAGGGCGGCAATGCGTGAACCTACTTCGCAGGAAATCACCAAGTTCAAACGCGCGTGCAAGGCGCTCAACGAGCTGGGCGACGCCGGGTTCCATTTGTACCTGGCCAGCGACACCATGCACCTGATGATCGGAGAATCGCACGATGAGCAGGCCAACGCGCAGCAAGAACTGGTGCGCGCCTCTGTGTATATCGCCCGAGCGGGCGGGGGAGACTGGTAATGTCCAATAACCTGAACCAAGGCGCGAGCATTGAAGCCGAGCGCGCGAACTTTGAAGCCTGGTGCATCCGCAAAGGCTACAGCACAAACAAGTGGCATGACTGTGGGTATGTCGACTCCAACACTCAAAACGGATGGGAAGTCTGGCTCGCCGCCCGCCGCACCCCTGCTGACGCTGTAGGTGCTGGAGATCTGCCGCCGCTGCCGAAGCATGAGGGGCCGATCGACACGTACCACGACAACGGCACCATCACCAGCCAGGACGGCTACACCGCCGAGCAGATGCAGCAGTTCGGGCGCGAAGCCATCGCCCACTACCTGCGCAAGCAAGCCGGCGAACAATCAGTGCTGCGCAAAGCTGTTCTCGACTGGTGGGTTGGTCACTGCCCGGCATCGTGGAGCCAGCAGCAGCACATCGCTAACCCGACTGTGAATATGGAGCCGTGGAACGAGGAGCTTGCGAAGCTGGCTGCGGCTATTGCCGATAAGGAAGGCGAGCAGCCGACGAACAACAAAGGAGAGAGGTCAGGTGAATGGGTTGGCACTTTTCGCAGGCGCTGGAGGAAGCATTCTCGGCGGCAAGCTGCTCGGATGGAGAACCGCTGTTGCCGTGGAAATCAACGCCTTTTGCGCCCGACGACTCATGCAGCGACAAAATGAAGGGCACCTTGCACCATTCCCCATTTGGGACGATGTACGTACCTTCGACGGACGCCCTTGGTGCGGCCATATTGACGTGGTTACGGCGGGATTCCCTTGCACCGATATTAGCTCGGCCGGAAAGAAGGCGGGCATTGAGGGCGAAGCAAGCAGACTTTATCTGGAAGCTGGAAGGATCATTCGCGAAGTTCGACCACGTTTCGTCGAGATGGAAAACTCGCCAATGCTCACTCATAGAGGACTTGGAGCCGTTCTCGGAATGCTGGCCTCGCTGGGGTTCGATGCGCGATGGGGAGTGCTTGGATCTGACGACCTGGGCGCCCATCACGGGCGCGAAAGGATCTGGATCGTGGCCGACTCCATGCCATGGCTCAAACCGGTGGGGTGGCACCTTCCAGGAGCTTGGGGGAAGCGGGAACAAACTGCGCAGCACCCCAACCGGGAAATTGTATGTGAACCCGGATTTCTGGGAAAACCTGATGGCATGGCCGATCGGATGGACCGGAACCGCGCCATTGGCAACGGACAAGACCCAATCGTGGCTGCAACAGCATGGAGGCTTTTAGCATGACCTACGAAACCAACAGCGCCCCTTCCTCCGCTACTACTGCAGGAGAGCGATGGAGCATTGATACGCCGGAGTTCCGGAAGCTACTGGATGAGTATGACGATGAAGCGTCTTACGGATCGCATGCCAAAGCGCGCAAAACCCTCATCGCCCACATCGACACCTGGGCCGCTCGCAGTGCTGGGGAGGCTGTGCCGGCGCAATGCGATGCGGCTTTCGATCAGTGGTACGCAGCACAGCGCCACCAGCTGACGAATGAGCAGGTTTGCCGATTGATCTGGCAGCGCGGCTGGCAGGGCGCAAGCGCGAACGCCACTTCGGTCGCATGGATGAAGCCGGATGAAATCACGGGTTTGCTGGCAGCCGCGCGCGAAGACGTGCCCACGCGCCACTATGGCCGCGTCTACGCCAAGCAATACGACGCCGACATGGTGCCGGTCTGCGCCGCTCCTGCTCCTGGCAATACCGCGCAGCCGACAGCATACGACACGATGGACCACGACCAGCTTAGCAAACTTGGACAGCAGCAGAAAGGAGAACACGATGGGCGTTAAAGGAAGCTGGCAACGACCAGGTGAGGGATACGAAGACGGGCATTCCCGCATATGGGGAGAGAAGCCGAAGAAAGAGCAGTACGTGCCGCCACCACTGCCGGGGCAGCAACCCAAGGACGAAGCGAAGAAGGAGGATTGACATGCACAGCGATCATGAACTCATCAAACAACTGATTGAAGCACTTGGCGGCCTGACCAAGCCCGCCATCCCGGTCGAAATCGATTTGTGGGATACTGCGACAGTAGCAGCGTATCTCAAGCGAAGTGATGCGGTTGTAAGAGAGCGCATTGCCTGCCTACCGGACTTTCCCAAGGCTATCCGCCCGCCGTCATCCAGAGCAGAGCGCGGGCGCCCACTGTACGAGGCTAAGGAAGTGATTGCTTGGGCCAAGAAATACAAGGACAAGAACTGAAATTAGCCGCCTCAGCGCGGCTTTTTCTTTACGCCTAAATTACGCATAGGCATTACAAGATGTTGATTTTACTCAGCATCTGATTCCGGTCACCGGCACCACATACCCCATCCGCATTGCCGCACTTTAAGCAACTCTCCAATATAAATCAATGACTTAAGCTCAATCCGCAGGGCCCGCCAATACGACTGTGAGCCTCTGTAAACCACTCTTTTTACGCTTGAGTTACGCCATTTTTACGCCATAATTACGCCACTAGGGAAACAAGGGGTGTTGCATGGCATCTATAGCCAAGAGAGAAGGTGGTTGGCGGGCTCAGATCGCAGTCTTAGGCGTACGTGAGTCAAAGACGTTCGCTACCAAGGCTGAGGCGGTTAGCTGGGCGGCCAAACGAGAGACCGAAATCAGGGAAGGCGCGAGTGCCGGCGTGCAGAGGTGGCGTACTCTCGATGACGCTTTCGCCCGCTATGAAAAAGAAGTGTCCGCCAATAAGAAAGGACACAGGCATGAAATCTTGCGTATGACAGCAATAGGCAGGACGGAAATCGAGGGCGTTGCGCTCAAGGATATGCGCTTAGTGGACATCACGCCTGATGTCATCGGCAAGTGGCGAGACCACCGGCTTAACGTTGACAAAGTGCTAGGCTCGTCCGTTAATCGCGATCTGAATCTACTATCCCACGTTTTCTCGTCGGCTGCGCGCGAGTGGAAGTGGATCGCCAAGTCACCCACCACGGATGTGCGCAGGCCCAAAGACCCGCCGCCAAGGGACCATCTTTACACGGATGACGAAGTAAAGAGGATCTGTCTAGCGCTCGGTTTCAACATAGACCAGACGATTCCAGTCGCCACCACTTCCCAGCGGGCAGCAGTCGCTTTCCTATTCGCCATCGAAACGGCAATGCGAGCTGGCGAGATCTGCGGCCTGAAGAAAGCCAGCATCACTGGCAGAGTGGCGAAGCTGAAAGACACGAAGAACGGAACGAGCCGGGATGTGCCGCTGTCCAAGCGCGCCCTTGAACTTCTGAGCCTGCTACCAGAAGTTGCGGCCGATGAGCCGCTGTTCGGCCTGACACCGGGAAGGCTAGACGCCCTCTTCCGCAAGGCCAAAACGCGAGCGGTGATTGAGGAAGGCACTTTCCACGACTCCCGCCACCTTGCGATTACCCGCCTAGCCAAGAAATTTAAGAGCGTTCTCGACCTGGCGCGCATGACAGGACATAGAGATTTGCGCAAGCTCCAGATCTACTACAACGAGACAGCAGAGGAAATGGCTAAGCATCTGGATTGATATCGCCGCTAGATTTTGAGCGTTTGCGACATTGCTCCCGCTCAGCCCGGTCCTTGATTTTGGCGTCCTCAACCGATTGCCATTGCATGTTCCCGGCATCATCAGCGCCGCCTGCACATAGTGGAATGATGTGATCAACCACGTAGCCAGGACAGCGCTTCTCCAGCTTCGCGGTCGCTGGACATGGCACGCTAGCGCGGAAGATCCGGACGGCCTTCGGATCGCGCTTGATGCGTTCGCCAGCATCGGCAGGAAGTGCGAGGATGAGGAGGCAGATGAGTAGTCTCATCCGCCAAGTGTACAGCTCACGCGGCAGCTTTTTCAGAGTATTTCTCGTTGATCCACGTCAGCGGGACAAACATCTCGTCAAACTGACCGTCCTCGACGTTGTGCAGCATGACGATGCCGTGCCAGTGCTGATTACCTTGCGGCCCAAGATATTCCTCAGGGTGCTCGTAGGCGGAGCCAGCGATAATCGACGTAATACGCTTCCCGTCCGCACGATAGGTCGAAGCGATCTGCCTCCCCTGCTGGTGGCCTGCTACACAAGACATCATCTTCTTGTTGAGTTGTGCCTGTGCTGAGGACGCCGGACGGCCCATCACTCCGGTTTGAAAATAATGGCTAAACGCCACCCCGGCAATGACGACCACCTGCAGGAACGGATACACCTCCCACCCGTATTCGGCATATTTCAGGTCGTCAGTGCTGATCGTGCCGTCTAGGATCGGATCATTGCTGATGGCTCGATTAATACGGTCCTCGTGATTGCCGAGGGTGAGCACCATGCGCGGGCGATACAGGGCTTTCTTGTTCCGCAAGCGCATCTCGTTGTACTCGCGCATTGGGCCGAGTAGAGCTTCCATGGCATCGTGAGCAGCTTTCACGTCCAGGCGATAGCGGCGCCCCTCGAACGACTTCTTACCCTTGTCGTACATACTGAGGCTGCACATGTCCGCGAAGTCGCCAGCGTGCACTATGACATCAGGCTTTTTGTCCACGATGTAGTGGCCGATGCGGCGCAGGAAAGAGAAATCGTCGCCAGGACGGGCCTGGGTGTCTGGCAGGAATAGGATCTTCAAGCGCTCTCCTTAGGCTACGTTCTTGATCTTCTCTACGGTACGCATCCCGGAGAGTCCCAACATGCCAAGCAGGATTGTGCTCATCTCCGTGAAATCGAACACTGGCAGCGTGATTGGATGCCCCGCCCATTGCGACAGGACGAAGGCAGCCGGGCCGCCGATGAACTTGAAGGCGAACGCTGCGCCGCAGATCCAGCCAATCGCAGGACGCCAGCCTGAGACGAACAGAGAAGCGTTCGCCGCCTCTACCTTGTTCACCTCAATTTGGCCGGTAGCAAGCTGCAGATCGGCGTTCAGTTGGGCCAGCTCGCCAGCCTGAGCCAGCCTCATTACTTCAAGTTTTGCATCGGCTGCGGCTTTCGGGTCGGGGAAGATCCGGTCAAACAGGTTGCCGAGAAGGGGGATAAGTTGCGGCCACATAGTCATCCTTTCCTGATAGCGTCAGCGATACGCTTGGCGCGGTCGCCGACTTGGTTTGCCCACTTGCTATCCAAAAACTCAGCAGCAGCAGCATCCCATCGGCCAGCCTCCAGCAGAGCCAGCGCGTTCTTGAAGCCGAGCAGACGCGGGACACCCAAATTGAAAGCCGCGTTAAGGAGCGCGTCCTGGCGGTTGTCGCTCATCTTCGACCACCACGGCAGCGCGCGGTCTAGCTCTCGGATCGTGCCGCGCACATCGTTATTGCAGAGCATGTACGCTTCTGCTCCAGAGATACCGTTATCGGTAAGGTTCCGTCCAATGCCGATGGTCAGCTTTCCAATCAGCCGATCACCGGGGCGCAGCTCCTTGCCGGTAGCGTCATCGTAGGGTTTGAGGCGCAGGGCTTCGTCTGCCTGAAGCTGGCCCGTCACGTGTTCAGGGTTCATTCGCCACCCCGCTTCTTACGCAGGTAGTCGCGCATCTGCAGGCAAAGCCAGATGATGGACAACATCGAGGCAATAAAGGCCGCGATAGGCTGGAGCAGGCCGCAAAGCGATGCTGCCGCAGCAGTGTAGGCAGCAGCATCGGTTACGGTCTTAACATGGTCTACCATCGTAGGCCTCTCGGTTAGTGGTTTCATATGAGGAAACCCATGGGTTGCTAATAAATCAGTGCTACACTGGCAAGATGAACGATAACGTCGTCCGCGCAGCCGCCTCCGCCTTGGGGGTTGGCTTATACGGCTTACTGATTGAGTACACCAAGGCCAAATTGCGCACCCGCCGGGACAAGGTAGGGTGCGGTCTTCCTGAGGAGTTCGGCAGATGGCTGGGCAAGAGCTGGGCGCGAACTCGCCGCGCCTACCAGCGCACGTTGCAGCGGTGATGTGTAGAGTGCTGCGCCGCCGAGTAATGCAGCCGGAATCGCCGGGTTGACCATGCCAGTACCAAGGGCGCCCGCACCGTACATCAAGCGCTGAGCCGTGCCGCTATCGGGAACCTTGTTACCAAGGACGGATTGGCCGGCGTTGCCGAGATCCTGCAGGAGAGCTGTACCGCGCGAGACGGCACGTTTGCGCACGCTTCGGTCCGCAGCCTGGACAGCCATATTGAGCTGGCCTGGCGTGAATACGCCTTCAGCATTCTTAGCGGACTTTGCCGCGCCCTCGACGCGTACCAGATTAGCCCAAGCTGCATCTGCTGCCTGCAGCTTGCCTGCGACATCAGGATTCGTTCGTAACATCTGCTGTTTAAGCAGCGCCTGAAGCTGAGTCACGGCATCGCCTAGTTCTTGTTCGCTTGCTACGGATGATTTGCCATAACGCGAAGCCAAGTTACCAAGTTCGCTGTCGATGGCCTTGTAGTCTTCAGGAAGGATCGACTTGTTAGGCGAAACCTTGCGCATCAGGGTTTCATTGACGGCATTGTTGAATTTCGCCTTCATCGTGCTCGTCAGACCCTGCGCCATTCCACGTAGCTGCAACAGGTCTCGATTAAACTGGCCGTCCAGTTTGACACCTGAAATTTGGCTAAGAGCGTCGTCGTATGCCTGGGAGATCGTGTCACCAGCTTCGCGCACGCCGGTCTGACCGATGCTATCGACCTCAGTACCAACTTTGCCGGTGGCTCGATTGATCGCCGCACGGTTGAATTGCTCCATTGAGCGCTTCCGTGCGTTTACAATGGCGTCACCGACCAGAGGCAAACTCTGTAGCTTTTCTTCAAGCGCGTTCCAGCGACCGCCCAAAGCCTGACCGATGGTCGGCTGCACGCCCTCATCCTTCAGAAGCTGCAAGCTAGCGTTTGTCGATGCCCTTGGGCTGGCGACACGAGCCACGCCGCCGATGACCGCAGGAAGTGCGCCACCAGTTGCGGCGCCAGTAGCCGCTTGCTTGCCCTTCTCCGTCCAGAAGTCCCCACCGGCGACCGGATTAAACAGGCTAGAAATCGCTCCACTAATAGTTCCAGTCAACACCTTGCCAACCGTTGTTGCTGCCGCTGGCAGCCGCGAAGCAAGCGCCAAATTCACCGGTGACACGATATTGCCGGTGACGCGATAGCCGTCGAAACCTGATTCACCGGCAGCGGCCCGGCGAGCTTGGTACTTTGCCTCATCCTCTCGCACTTGCTGATCAACGCCACCCTCCGGCAGTCGAGCTACAAGGCCAGTCTTATCGGCTAGCCAGTTGTTGAGTTTATTACCCGCTTCAACGACTCCCGTTGGCAGCGATTTGGTCAGCAGTTGAGCGCCGCCGTTAATCGGGTCCATCAGGCCATAACTGAGCTTGTCCATGCGGCTAATAGGAGCGGCCTTGCCGGTGATGAGCGAAGCAAGGTTGCGCTCTCCGCCGGCAGACACAGGTTGCGCCGCAAGGCCCAACTCCGCAGATAGATCACGCCCGCCAGCCTTCGCTGGCTGAGCATCCCCGAACAGTTCGGCGCTAAGGTCGCGTCCTGGCATCACTGGCCTCCAATCACATAACCTTTGGCATGAGCAGCCGCCGTTACTTCTGCAGTCGTCTTGCCACTCCGGCGGGCGGTTTCGGCAATATCCGAAAGGCTGATGTATTTTTTGCCCGCATTGCGCGCAGCAATTTCTTTAATCGTTTCGATTGCGGCCTGTTTGTCCGCTACTGGGACAGTTGGGTCACCAATTTGACCGGCCATCTGGCGGTACATGGCGACATCTTTGTCCGACTGAGGGCCGCTCATCTTCGGCATCTTGGAGACAAGATTGCCTTCTAGGGCTTTGAGCTTGGCCGCATCCTGACTGCCAGCGGTGCTTGATCCGAACAGGCGCGCAGCTTGGTCAACAGCGACGCCGCCATAGCTCCCGGTCGCGGTTTTGATCAGCGGTTCGGCTTGATTGAGGATGGACAGAACGTCAGAGGCGTCCTGCACCTTTTGCTTATCGCCGGATTTAACGAAGCCAGCGGCAGGCACAAACCCACCTTGTGGAGCGCTTGCACTCGGGGCGTAGATGAATCCACCAGCATCCGCGCTAAACGTTGGCTTACCTGCCTGCGTTTTATCGAAAGCGAGGCGATCACGCTGCACGCCAACGGTAGCTGCCGTATCTGGCGAAATGCTATTCGCCAGACTGCGAACGGTCGCGCCGGTATAAGGGTTGACCATATCCGTAGCGCCGCCGCGGTTCACCGCATCCAGCTTCTCGGCCACTTCCAGTGGGACCGGCTGGCCGCTAGTACCATCTTCGAAGTACGGGGCATACATCACTTTGCCGCCTTGCTGCACCTTCTGCCATTCCTTCACTTTCGGCTGAAGTTTCAGGGCCGAGTCTTCCTCAGCCTGAGCCTCGGCGCCGTAGCCCTTGGAGCGCAGGTATTGAGCGTATGCCAGGCGTTGTTGATACGGGCTTGCATTACGCCCGCCAGGTTGAGGCGCCTGCTCTTGCTGCTGCGGCTGCGTTGCACCTGCACCAGACACTAGGCCGCCCATCATTTGCGCCGCCGATTGCCCGCCAGGGAACGAAGGTGCGGTCATGCCGCCACCTTGCCAGTATTCCGACGAGGTCTTAAGCAGATCCTGCGCGCGCTGTCGCTGTGCTTCCTGATTCTCAAGGTCGCTTTT